AACAATAGTCAGTTCTTTATCTCCACAAATATTACTGATGCTAGGTTAGGTATTGCAGTTACTTTCTGTCCCGGAACATCTGCTGGCAATAAGCACAGATTTACAATGAATAAGAGAGATGAAAAATCAGTCATCGCTCTTAACGGTATAGTTCAAAAACCAATTTCTTTCACTCAAATCATTTATGATCTTGATGTTGCGGTAAATGGTATTGTTACATCGTTTGCTCTTAGTGGATTGAGTACCGTTACTTCTGGAGACTTACTAAAAATTGAAGATGAATATTCAATTGTAAGAACTGTTGGATTTGCTACTCAACCTCAAGGTCCTATTACCGGTATTGGTACTTGGAGTATTGTTGAAGTTGAAAGAGGAGCAGTTGGATCAGCTAAAACTGACCATGCTGCAGGCAGTGTAGCAAGAATTCATAGAGGTTCTTTCCAAATCCTTAATAGTCAAATTCACTTTACAGAAGCTCCTCTTGGTGGTGACTTAGGAATTGTCAACCCCGCCAACCTTCCTTATCCTAGAGCATCCTTTGGCGGTAGAACATATCTGAGAGATGATTATGAAACTAACGAATTGTTTGATGATTTCTCGGACCAATTTGATGGTCTTCAAAATACCTTCAACTTATCTGCAACCGGTGCTGCTGTAACAGGTATTGGTTCTACAGGTGGTAATGGTGTTCTGTTTATTAACGGTATTTTCCAAGCACCATTCGGTAAAAATAACGAAGGTGTTTCTAACTTCAAGATTCTCGAAGATCCAGTTTCTACCGCTGCTAGTGTTCAGTTTAGTGGTATTACATCTGCTGGATTTACTGATTTAATTATTGATGTAGATGATATTAACCAAAACCAACTCCCAAGAGGTGGCATCATTGTTTCTGTAGCATCTAGTCCTGGAATGGGATATGCACCGTTCAATGGAGCAGCTGTTCGTCTTGAGGTTGGTACTGGCGGAACAATTACTAATGTTACTGGAGTTTCTACATCAGGAACAGCAGTTAACATCAGCACTGCAGCTTATGCTAATAAGACTGGTATCATGACAGTTACTACAGCAACTGCTCATGGTCTGTTGCTCCAGAATCAGGTCAAGTTGGCTGGTCTTGCGTTTACATGTCCTAAGAATCCTGTTGGAACGCCCAATGGGTTCACTTATGATTCTTCTACAGGCATTTCTACTATCTCGTTTGCAAGTCCTCATGGACTAGTAAATGGTGATGCAATCTCTATTGAAGCGAACAGCATTACATTTACATGTACACAGGGTCCTGGTAACCATACATATCCCCGCGTAACTGATCCCGCATTTAACCAGTATCTAACTATTTCTGGTGTAACTGCAAATTCATTCAAAGTCGATGTTGGGACTGGTGGTACAGGCACATCTCCACATACATTTATCAGTGCGGCTACTGATTCTATTAGGACTTTGAATTATCAGGGTATTACTACCAACATTTTCCCAGATCATAATGATCCTTTCTATGTTGTTGGTATTATTTCCGCAAGAACCTTCAAGGTACAAGTTGGTGCATCTACTATCCCACATACTTATGTAAGTGGTGGTACTGCCGCAGAATTCCATCCATTGACTTTTGGTAGTGGATATAATACTAATCTGGGTACAATTGGTATTGCCATAACTTCTCCTACAGGAACTGGAGCAACTATTACTGCTGTTGTAGGTGCTGGTGGATCTCTCGTATTCAATGTCGTTGGCCCTGGCACAAATTACACTGAAGATAACGGACTTATCCTTCCTCCAGAACCCAACGGAGAAAACCTCCCAATTGTTGGTGTTACTAGAATTGGTCTTGGAAATACAACTGTAACTGGTGTTGGTTGTTCAATATCTATTCAAGTTGCAGGTGTATCTACAGCTACTGGTATTGGATCCACATATTACCAAGTATCTAATTTCCAGTTCTCCAAAAAAGGCTATGGATTTAAGAGGGGAGATACCTTTACAGTAACTGGACTTTCTACAGATCCTTTCGCAGGTGATGACTTTAGACAGTTTGAAATTGAGGTTGTCGATGTATTTACTGACCAAGTATCTTCTTGGCAGTTTGGTAATATTGATTATCTTGACAATATCAAACCATTCCAAGATGGAAATCAAAAGAGATTCCTTCTTTACTATCAGTCATCGCTAGTCAGTTTTGAAATTGATAGAGGAGATCAAGATTCTAAAGAAATTGATCTTGCTGCAGTTCTTTTGATCTTTATTAACGGTGTTATTCAAGAACCAGATATCAACTATTCATTTGATGGCGGTTCTGTTATTGAATTTAATAGTGCTCCTACTACCGAAGATAATGTTGTTATTTTCTTCTATAGAGGAACAATTGGACAAGATAGTTTCTTATTTGATGTAAATGAAGTTATTAAGGTTGGTGACAACTTGAGACTTCAAAAGAGTAGTCAAATTGAATTAAATCAAGTTGATCAAAGCACCGCAAATCTTGCTCAGAGTGCCAATAGAATTGTTAAAAGAGTTGATAGTGCCGCTACAGTAGAAACAGCATTCTATCGAGGTGTAGGTATTAGTAATGATAACTACAAACCAATGGATTGGATTAAGCAGAAAAAAGACATTCTGATTGATGGAACTTTGGTATCCAAAGCTAGAGATTCTCTTGAGGCACAGATTAATCCAATTGCAAGTGTAATTGGTGTTGTTAGCACAACTGATTCCTTTATATTCACCGACACTACAGACTTGTTTAGAGATACTGATGATCTACTAACAGGATCATTTAGTCTTGCGTACATTGCTCCAGTCGGATTTGGAACAACTGCCGTTTATGGTAGCAACTATGAAAATATTACTGGTATCGAACCTCTCGTTGCAAATGTTCAAGGATTTATCGGAGTTGTTACCGGCATCAACACCTGTCCTGGTATTGGTACTGACTTGGCTCTTCAGATTTTATTTGATGCTCAAGAATATGTAAATGATGGCAATAGCACTGCTGGATTACTAGTTGGTCAACCTATTAAGTTGTACGGATCTGGAATTAACACAACAGGTGCTGCTGTTACATCTATTGATACTCATGATACTGATATTGTCGGTATCAGTACATTCAATGGTGATAACATTTATTATGTACATGCGGTATCTACAAGAAACGGTGGTCGCGTAGGTGTTCTTACTTGCAACATTGCTTCTTATACTAATACTAGTGATTTTGTAGGTGTTGGTTCTACTGCTGGACCTTACTGCGAATTCACATGGGGTAAGTTTAGTAATGTTACTAGAGATGCTACGAATGCAGTTTACGCTAACCTAAAAGGAATTACATTTGATCCTGCATTATCCAACTATCCTATTGTCCAAAGGCGTGGTTGTGGTTTGAGAGGAACTGGAGGATTGCCGAAGCTATTATAAATACAAAAAAGTTAGACCTTCCGCCCGTTCATAATAATGGCAGCCATTATCACCGACCAGTTTAGGGTCATTAATGCAAATAACTTTGTAGACTCTGTAATTGACGGTACTAACTCGTACTTTACTTTTTTGAGTCTCGCAAACCCGACTATCACGGGTTATGGGAGAACCAGTACCTGGAATAGTACAACGGTTCAACCACCGTCACCCATTGATAATATTAGCTATATTAATCATGTCTACGATACGATGCTTTTTGGTCGGAAGGTATTACCTGCTGATGTAAGAAGACTTATTCGCAAAATTCAGTGGACAAAAGGTACATCATACGATATGTACCGACATGATTATGATACTAATAACCGATCATTAGTATCAAACTCCAGCAGACTTTATTCTGCAAACTATTACATTATGAATAAAGACTTTAGAGTCTATATTTGTATCAACAATGGTTCTGCTGGAATTACATCTTCAGCAAATGCTTCTCTAGATGAACCAACATTTACTGACCTGGAACCATCCGCAGCTGGAACGAGTGGTGACGGTTATCTGTGGAAGTACCTGTTTACTGTTCCTCCTGCAGATATCGTCAAATTCGACTCAACCGAATATGTAGCAGTTCCTAATCAATGGTCTACTAGCTCGGAGAATGAAATTAAAGTTGTTAGAGACAACGGTGACTCTTCAATTAACAACAATCAAATTAAAGTTGTTTCTATTGATGAGCAAGGTGAAGGATATTCATTCTTGTCGTCTCCAGTAGAATTAGATGTTTTAGGTGATGGTGTTGGTGGTAAGGTTAGGGTTCAAACAAATACCAATGGTCAAATTATTTCTGCAGTTGTAACTGCAGGAGGACAGGGGTACAGTTTTGGAAGAGTTAATCTTTCTTCGATCAATAGTTCTGCAACTAAGTTTGCAAGACTTACCCCAATCATCCCTCCATCAAGAGGGCATGGATTTGATTTATACAAAGAGTTAGGAACTGATAAAGTTCTAATTTATTCTAGATTTGATAACTCTTCATACGACTTTATTTCTGACACTACATTTGCTCAAATTGGTGTTATTAAAAATCCAATTTCCGCAGGTGCCGGATCTACTGCGGTTATTAACACTTCAGAATACTCCTCCACGAAGTCCTTAAAATTTACTGGTAATACAGTACAAACAATTGCTATTGGATCTAAGATTCAACAGGATATTTCGGGAGTTGGAACTGCAAAAGGATATGTAGCTTCCTATGACACTAGCACAAAAGTCATTAAGTATTTCCAGGATAGGAACTTGTATTTGAATCCAAATCTTTATGATTCTACTGATAGTATCGGTGTTGGTGGAGATGCCAATGTTTTAGATTTCAGTTCATCTGGAAACGCTGTTACTGGTCCAAGTGGATTCAGCGTAAACATCGATTCTGGATTTACTGGTATCTCAACAACTACTCCTTCTGGTAAGGTTATTGATTTGGGAGTGCAGTTTACTAATGGTCTTGCTGCAGAGGAAATAAATAAAAGGACTGGTGAGATACTTTATCTTGATAATAGACCATCTATTACAAGAAATGAGCGTCAAAAAGAAGACATCAAAATCGTTTTAGAATTCTAAGAAGATGCCACAACAGACTAACCTCAATATAAGTCCGTACTACGATGATTTTGATCCTGAAAAGGGATATCATCGGGTTTTGTTCAAACCAGGATTTCCGGTACAAGCCAGAGAGCTTACTACCTTACAATCTATTCTACAAAATCAAGTAGAAAAATTCGGTAGCCACATCTTCAAAGAAGGATCCATAGTTATTCCTGGATCCGTCACATTTGATGGGCAATACTACGCAGTTCAAGTAAATCCAACTCACCTTGGTGTTGATATCGGAGTATATGCCGATAAGGTTATTGGTAAGAGGATTAAGGGACAGACTACTGGGGTTACTGCAAAAGTAATCAATTTCATTAGTGCATCTCAATCTGACAATGATTTCGACACTTTCTTTGTAAAATATATCAATTCTGCCGCTACTGGAGATTTTAATTTCTTCAATGATGGTGAAGTTTTAGTTGCAGAAGAGTCATTTACTTATGGTGGCACAACTATTAATGTTGGCGGTACTTTTGGATCCACTATTGATTTAAATGCATGCACTATCGGATCTTCAGCTTCTATTGATGATGGCATTTTCTTTCTTAGAGGAAATTTTGTACGAGTAAATAAGCAAACAATTGTTTTAGACCAATACAGTTCACAACCTTCTTATAGAGTTGGACTTAAAGTAGTCGAAACTACAGTTTCTGCCAAAGCAGATGAAAGCCTCTATGATAATGCTAAGGGTTTTTCTAATTTTGCTGCTCCTGGTGCTGATAGACTTAAGTACACTTTGGTACTTGATAAGAAGAATCTGACAGACTTTAATGATACTGACTTTGTAGAGATTCTTCGTGTCAATAACGGCGAAGTACTACAAATTAAGAGGGAGACAGAATATTCTAAGATCAGAGATTACCTCGCGTCAAGAACTTTTGACGAGTCTGGTGACTACACAGTTAATAAGTTTCTACTAAATGTTACCGAATGTCTCAATGATAGACAGGGTAATAATGGAGTATACTTTTCAGATCAGATAACTCTTGATGGTAATGATCCAGATGAAGATCTTGCGTGCTTAAAAGTAAGTGCAGGTAAGGCATATGTCAAAGGATATGAAGTATCCACTGATGGCCCGACAACTATTGACTTCTTTAAACCAAGAGAAACTCAAGAAGTAAAAGGTAAAGCGTTCCCATTTGAAATGGGAAATAAGTTTGTTGTAAACAATGTAACAGGTATCACTACATTTACAAACAGAATTGATCTGTTTAGTGGTGCAAATATTAGTGCTACTGCTAATGTCCCTGGAACATCAGTAAAAGTTGGTGATGCTAAGGTATATAATTTTGGATTAAGAGATCAAAAATATGAAAACGCATCTACGGAGTTTGATCTGTATTTGTATGATGTTCAAACATACACAACACTAAAACTAAGTGACAATGTAAGCTCAACTGAACTTATTAAGTCGGCGTTTATTGTCGGTAAAGAAAGTGGTGCTAATGCATTTGCAGTATCCGCAGGTGCTGGTAGTAGTACAATTCAAGTTACTCAAACCTCGGGTTCGTTCCGAAGAGGAGAAACTATCTTAGTCAATGGTACTGATGAACTTCCCAGAACTATTGAAGAAGTTACTGCTTACGGTATAAATGATGTTTTCTCGTTTGCTCAAAGTGGTAACAGTTTTATCGCTAATAAGAAACTAACTGACAGAATTCCACCTAGATTAGGAACAGGTGAGATTAGTATTGTTAAAGCAGGTGCTACTGCAACAGTAACTGCACCTAGGATTGATAGTTTTCAAAGATTCAAGCCTGGTGATATTATTAGATACACCAGAAAAATTGGTAGTGTAGAAACTCAAGTTCAAAATGTTGTCGTTACCATTGCTGCTGATTTGCAGTCGATGACCGTTGGTGCTATGACCACGGTTTCAAATCTATATGATGGTTCGGTGGCCACCTTTACTGGTCAAATTAAAATTGGTCAGCAAGATAATAGCACAGAAAATGCATCTTTGATTACGGTTATTCCTGATCTCAATGTTGCTAATGTTGATTTTACTGGATCAACTCTTCTTCTTTCTGCTCAAGTTCAAAATGAGTCTACAAATGCGCTTGGTCAATTAGTTCTTCCTATTGCTTCTGTAGATCTTAATGATGCGTCATTTGCAGCTTTTGATGAAGAGAGATATCAAGCACAATATTCTAACGGAACTATTGCTGTAATTCAAGAGGATCAAGTAACAGTAAGTCCAACACAACTTACAATTACTGGACTCAATGCTTCACAAACTGGAATGACAGTTAATGTCACAGTTAGTAAGGCTAATATTAAAAATAAAGTAAAAGAATTTAAGAGATGTCAGCAAGTTTCAGTCACTAGATCGTCAAATAAGAGATCTGGTAGCGATCCTGCCACGAGCGTAAATGATGGACTAAATCATAGTGAATTGTATGGACTGAGAGTTCAGGACAGAGACATTTCTTTGCATGAACCAGATTCTACAGATATTGTCGCTATCTACGAGTCATTAGATACTTCTGCTCCTATACTTGATAAGTTGGTATTTGTATCTACAGATGATGTATTCACTAGTGCCATTATTGGAGAAAACATTTCTGGTACTACTAGTAAAGCAATTGCAAAAGTAGTTTCTATTGATGCAGCTAGAAATGCAATTTCCATCGTTTATCTTACTGGCGATAAGTTTTCTGTTTTAGAACCACTAGTTTTTGAAGAGTCGAACACTACTGCGGTCTTACAAGCATTTACTCCTGGTAAGTATAGAAATATTACTTCCAGCTATCTACTAGACAAAGGTCAAAGAAACCAATACTATGATTATTCAAGAGTAGTAAGAAATAGAGGTGCATATGTTCCTCATAGACAACTTTTGATTATTCATAACAGATATGATGTACCTAGTGGAGATACTGGAGATGTCTTCACTGTTAATAGTTACGATGAAGAAAGATATAAAAATGATATTCCACAGATTGGACCGAGGCGTATTGAGGCACAAGATGTTTTAGACTTTAGACCTAGAGTTCCTACATATAATCCAGCTTCTGCTTCGGAATCGCCTTTCTTCTATACCTCTAGAGATTTCGTAGGAAAACCAGATAGAATCTTGACTCCTAATGAGTCAATGACTTTCGATTACGATTTCTATCTACCTAGAATTGACAAGTTAGTTCTCCTTCCTGATGGCAATTTTGACCTGTTAAAGGGTAAGGCAGCTAGACAACCAATCCCCCCAGTAGTGTCTGGACCAGGAATGGAGATTGGTACAATTCTTCTCCCTGCATATCTTAAGGATGTTGAAGAAGCAAGAGTTTATCTGAAGGACAATCGTCGTTATACGATGAGAGATATTGGTGATCTTGCTGATAGAGTCGAAAACTTAGAAGTCGTTACTAGCCTTAACCTCTTAGAAAAGAGCGCAGAGTCTCTACAAATTAGAGATGCTCAAGGTCTTACAAGATTTAAATCTGGTTTCTTTGTTGATAACTTCAAGACTTTTGATTTTATGCATCCCAGTTCACCAGCTGAGATTGATAGAGACCTTGGTGAACTAAGGCCGTTACGAGAATTTGAATCTTCTGCACTTCAGGTTGCTGCTAAGTCCGACTTACCAGTATCTCAGATCGATTATAGTAGTAACTTCTTATTACTTGATGATGGAAATACTCAGAAGACTGGTAATCTATTGTCTCTAAAATATGAAGAAGTTGAATATATTAAGCAAGAGTTTGCTACAAGAGTAAACAACATTAATCCATTCCATGTTGTTGCATATACCGGCGAATTAAAACTCAACCCTTCTATTGATAATTGGATCAATACTAGAGAGACTCAAAATACTATCCGTAATACTATTGGTATTACTGTATTCAATAACCAAGTTGCTGCAAACTTTAGTTTGACTAGAGGTGGTGCTCTTGGAGGTTCAGCTTCTGTAACTACTAGAGAAACTGGTAGAACTGTACAGAGAGATGACATTAGATCTGAGAATACTTTTATTGCAGAGGAAACTTTTGATCCATTCTGCCGTTCTAGAAATATTGAATTTAATGCAATTGGATTAAAACCATTTACTAATTTCTATCCTTTCTTTGATAACCAGGGTGGGGTTGATATTATTCCCAAGCTGTTAGAAGTCGCTAATGTTTCTGGTTCTTTCCAAATAGGTGAAACTATTAGAGGAACTATTGGTGCAACAATCTTTGAGTTTAGATTGGCTGCTCCAAATCATAAGATTGGACCGTTCAATGCTCCCACAACAACATATACGGTAAATCCCTACGATCCTTCATCTACTCTTCCAAACGGTTACTCTCAGGCATCTACAGTCTTAAACATTGATGTTACTTCACTTGCTGCTCAAGCGCAGGGAGCATTCTTCGGATTCGCTCCTACTGGAATGGTCATTAGAGGTCTTACAAGTGGCGCACAAGCGAGTGTAGCAGGGGTAAGATTGGTATCTGATGACTTTGGTGATCTATTTGGTTCTATCTTCTTAAGAGATCCCAATCAGACACCCGCACCTCAAGTTAGAATTAGATCTGGTAATAGAGACTTTAGATTGACATCTAGCCAATCTAACGCAAACCCAGCACCAGGATCTACTTTAATTTCTCATGCTACCAGTCGTTATACCGCAACTGGCACGACAAGAGTTGTTCAAACAGATATTAGAATTACTACACTTGAAACAACCACAATTACCAATCTTTCTACGATTGATATTAGAGGAACAATTCCAAATCCTCCTCCACCACCACCACCGGTAATCATCAATAATACGAGAGTTATTGACAGAACTAGAACGGTCATTAGAAACCGTACTAGAGTTATTAATAGAACTCGTGTTGTCCGCGTAAGAAGAAGAGACCCGCTGGCGCAAACGATTGTGACTGGACCAGAAGGAGCTTGGATTACATCGCTTGATCTGTTCTTTGCAACTAAGAATGCAGGAACAACTCCAGTAAGGATTGAAGTTAGAACAGTTGAACTGGGTACTCCAACTCTATTCGTTATTGATAGAGCTGCTCAAGCAACTATTCGCCCTTCAGATATTACAATATCTGCAGATGGTTCTGTTGCAACTAATGTTAGATTTGACACTCCATTCTACTTAGATCCAGACGAGTCTTATGCCATTGTTATCTTGTCAGATAGTGATGAGTATGAAGTATTCTGTGGAGAGATGGGTCAGAAGGCCCTGAACGCACAATCACTGCCTTCTGCTAAGGGTAAAATTTACTCTCAACAGTTTGCTATGGGTTCACTGTTCAAGTCACAAAACGGTGCAACTTGGACACCCACACAATTTGAAGATCTTACATTCACTCTATACAGAGCGAATTATACATCGGAGCAAGGTCTATTAACATTCTTCAACCCACCAGTTGAACCAAATAACGGTTTTCTTCCCCCATTATCTTTTGATCCCATCATTGGTATTCCTAAGAAAGGAAAACTTGGTATCGTAACAACATCAAATGCTGGACTAATCGGCACAGTATTTACTGCTGGTCGTAAAATTAGTGAAG